CTCCTGGCGACTGATGAATATCCTAGTGTTCGCTCCTGTGTTGCAAGAAACCCAAACAGGACCGAAATTATCGAAAGACTAGTCTTTATGACTGATTATCAACAATCTAATTAAAACCACTCACCAATGTCACTGACTTCTAAATTCAAAAAAGACATCAACACCCTCAAACAGGCCGCAAATTGCGAACTCCATCTAGGCATCAAGAATCCCAAACTATATAAAAAGGTAAAGAGATACTACGAACAAAATGGAGTTGTTTTCTCCGGAGAACCCGAAGACGATTATGAAATTTTAATTGATTACCTTTATGAAGATCTTGTAATGCAGGCAGTCTAATGGACTTTTCTACTGTTCTCAGATATCTTGGGAACCTGTTTTTAATTGTTGGTTACTACATAATCTTATGGGGCGACATGAAAGTTGGCCTTTTTGTCAAGACTGTCGGGGGATTATTGCTTATCCCTTCTTTTGTATTCTTAAAAATGTGGGATGCCCTGGTTCTTTGTGGATTCTTTGCCGTGATTGAAATCTCAAAATTAATTAGTTTAATACCATGATTGGATTTAATCATCTAGGAAATTTGGGTAGGCTTGGAAATCAAATGTTCCAGTATGCTTCCCTTAGAGGTATTGCTGCAAAACATGGTTATGGATACTGCCTTCCCCCAAAAGAATATGTTGGAAAACTAGATCCAAATTGTGCCAGGTCTGACTTAAATATCCTTGATTGTTTTGGCCTATATAACACCCCAAAACAAGTATTAGATTATCCAGTCGTTGAAGAAAAATCATTTGAATTTGATAAAAATCTCTTTGATAATTGCCCAGACAATATCACATTATTTGGTTATTTCCAGAGTGAAAAATATTTTAGTCACATAAAAGACGAAATAAAAACCGATTTTACTTTTAAGGAAGAAGTAAGAGAATCTTGTGTTGAATACTTTAAACAATCATTTAATGAGGCCCCGGTTATTTCATTACACATAAGGCGTACTGATTACCTACAGCATTCTCATCATCCAATTCAGCCAATTGAATATTATCAGTCGGCCTTAGAATTTTTACCTGAGGTTCCGGTAATTGTCTTTTCTGATGATACTGAGTGGTGTAAGAACCAAAAACTATTTGATTCTGAAAGATTTAATGTTTCAGAATCAAATAATACGGCAATTGATTTATGTTTGCAGACTCTTTGTTCTTATCATATTATTGCAAATAGCTCATTCAGTTGGTGGGGGGCCTGGTTGTCCGATAGTGAAAAAGTCATTGCTCCCAAAAATTGGTTTGGGCCTCCTTTAATACATAATACAAAGGACCTTTATTGTAAAGATTGGGTTCAAATTTAACCGTAAATAAAAATTATTATCTAATGAAAAACTTATTTGAACAAACCTGGTGGAATAAAAACTTAAATATTCCCGATAGATTTAATGAATATCTTGGGTGGCTTGGAGACGAGACTTCCGATTCAAGGGTATTCATCAAGGATAATATTAAGGACCTGGAAATTAAATCCTTTGCCGATTTTGGTTGTGGTCCTTGTGTCGATTACACTTCTCTGAAAAATGATGGTTATGAATTTGATTATATTGGAATCGATTCTTGTCTTCATTTAAAAGAATATAACGAAAGTCGAGGAATTCCTTTTCTTTCTGCCCCTGTTGAGAAGACGGGCCTGCCTGCAAAGAGTTATGATCTTTCTTACTCTAGGCATGTATTTGAGCATCTTCCAACATATAAGGATATGTTGACCGAGATGATCCGGGTTGCAAAGAATTATGTTGTTCATATTTTCTTTATAAAACCCGGAGAAAAAGAAGAAATCAAGTATTGGGAAGAAGAAAATCTTTACCATAATTATTATAGCAAAGAAGATATCGAGAATTATCTGACCAAAAATTCTCGGGTCAAAGAATTTAGTTGGCTTGATATTAATGACAAAGAAAATGCCCTAATTGTTACACTCAAATGAAAATCTGTATTCTTAATATTGCAACAAACAAGTACATCCAGTTTGTTGAACAGCTCCTAAATTCTGTCGAAGAAAATTTTCTAAATGGCCATGAAATCTCGGCCCTGGTTTTTACTAATCATGAAATTGAAGAAATTTCTGATAATGTAAAAATTTCACAGATTGATCATGAGCCGTGGCCTATTCCTACTCTTAAAAGGTATCACTACTTTATAAAAGAGAAGGAATATATTTCTCAATTCGATTATTGCTTCTATATGGATGTTGATATGAGAATCGAGAATAAAGTAGGAGACGAAATCCTAGGAGATCTGGTTGCTACTCGGCATCCAGGTTTTTGGCATAAAACACCAGATGAATTTTCTTATGAACGAAGAGAATCTTCTACTGCATATGTTCCTTATGGTGAAGGGAAAATGTATTATGCAGGCGGATTTAATGGTGGAAAACCAGAACATTTTCTAAAAATGTCCGAGACTATTGTGGAGAATGTCGAAGAGGATTTCAAAAATGATCTAATTGCAGTGTGGCACGATGAGTCTCATATGAATCGTTATTTGATTGATAATCCCCCAACTTTAGAACTCACTCCTTCTTATTGTTATCCTGAAGCAGTTAGATTCAATCCTTTAGGTTGGAATGTTCCATTTGAACCAAAAATCGTTGCCCTGGAAAAGAATCATAATCAGGTAAGGGATTGACGTAGTGATAAACATATTTTCGGTTCATGCAAAACGAACAGATTTTTTGCGTCTCCATTTAGAGCAACTTAATCTATTTTGTGGGGATAAGTTTGAATATTATTGCATAGACAATTTTAAAGATGCCCCAAAATCTGATCTGATAAAGGCCCAATGTTCTGAATTGGGCGTCAATTATGTCAGATTTAATAACTATGAAATAACCGGAACCGCGCTTGATCATTCTCTTGCATTAAATTCTATAAAAAATATTGCTAGTGACAGAGACGTTAATGTAATACTAGAATTTGATGTATTTTTAATTAACGGCTTTTCATTTATTGACTTTATTGAATCTTATAATATTTCTGGTGTTTATCAACAAAGATCTGATTTTGATAAAGAGTATCTTGCCCCGTTTGTTGTAATTGTTAATAAAGATTCTAATTTTTCTACTATCGATTTTGGTTTTGGAGACTCATGTGATGTTGGTGGGAACACTAGATTTTATTTAAAAAATAAAGAAGTCAAATGGATGAAACATACTTCGGCCCTAGAACATGAATCGGATAATGCATCATTTACATTGGATTACAATCCGGCATTTGGGGTTCAGATCATAGAAAATTCATTTTTGCATTATTATAGGGGGACTAACTGGGATAATAAGTCTAATGATTACGAGTCACTAAAAACCGAGTGGTTAGAGTCTGTACTTAAAGAGGCTAGAACTAGGGATATTATTAATCACGATTATGTAGAAAAATATCATACAAAAACTTCCCATGCCTTTAGATATTGGAATGGTAGTAACCAAAAATTCAATTCTAAATTAAATGTATATTAACTTATTGGATATTCCAGTTTATTACATCAATCTTGACGATCAAGAAGAAAAAAGAAAACAATCCGAAACCCTATTAAAACAAATGGGTTTTAGGTATGTTGAAAGGTTTTCGGCCATAAAACACGATGCCGGAAGAATTATCGGGTGCGCAAGATCTCATCATGAAATTCTTAAAAATCTAAAACCACCGTTTATAATTATTGAGGATGACTGTGCATTAAACCGAGACATTATTAATCAAATTGAAATCCCGAATAATGCGGACGCTCTTTATCTTGGAATTTCTCATTGGGGCAGGTATTTAAGTCATTCAGGGCCTTATGTTCATGTAACAAAGGTAGATAACGAAATTGTAAGGGTTCATAATATGCTGGCAACCCATGCAATTCTTTATCTGACCCAATCTTATGTTGACATATGCAAAAGAATCGCCTATCATTATGGTTATGAGGTTGAGGGGCACCTAGACATCGGTTTTGCCGAGGTCCATAAATACTACAACGTTTATTCCCTTGATACACCTCTGTTTAGGCAGTATGAATGGAGTGCCGTTACGACTGGTTCTATTAGCGAGGTTTCTTTTGATAAATCATCTGCTAATACTTTTTTTGAATCGGTAATTGGCTCTGATGACAATTTTTATAAATTAAACGAAACGTTTAAATCACCATTAAAACCTCTTATTGAAAAAAGAGACGTTAATGGAATTCCTGGATATTTTTTACCTACTAAAATTTTATGAAAAGCATTGTAACTGGTGGATGTGGTTTTATTGGATCCCATCTTGTTGATAAACTTGTTGAACTTGGCCATCAAGTTATTGTACTAGATCGGGTTCACCCTACTCATAAAAACGAGACCGCCCAATATTATCTTCAGGATCTATCAAATAATTATTCAGAATTTCTTCATTATTTTAATGGAGTCAATAACGTATTCCATTTGGCCTCTGAGGTTTCTATTCCTTATTGTGTGGAAAAACCAAATGAAAGCATGTCTAATAATGTTTTATCGACAATGAATGTCCTGGAGTGCTCTAGAATTCATAAGATAAACAAATTTATTTTCTCTTCCACCTCGGCTGTTTATGGTAATAGTTTGTTTCTCCCTAGTGTAGAAACAAATCCAGTTGAATGTCTCAATACTTATTCTATTTCCAAGTATTCGGGTGAGCAGCTCTGTAGGATGTATTACAATCTATATGGTCTTAAGACCATCATATTCAGGTATTTTAACGTTTATGGTGAGAGACAACATAAAACTGGTCAATATGCCCCGGTTATGTCGATTTTTATGAGACAAAAACAAAACAATGAGCCCTTGACCATAATTGGTGATGGCTATCAAACCAGGGATTTTGTTCATGTATCCGATGTAGTAAATGCAAACGTCTTGGCCTCTCAGAAAGACGTTGATCGTTATGGCGAGGTTTTTAATGTCGGCACTGGATTGGGAACAAAAATTGAGGATATTGCAGATTTAATTTCTTCTTATCAAATTAAGATCGCAGAAAGACCTGGGGAGGTTCTGCATTCAAGGGCCGATATTTCTAAAATCAAAAACACCTTTGGTTGGAATTATTCTAAAAACGTATTAGACTGGATTAAATCAAAAATATGAAAGTCCAGATATTTACTTCAGTTGTAAATCGTCCCGAGTTTTTGACTGTACAAAAACAATTGTTCGATCAATTTTTAGATGACTATTATCAATTTAATGTGGTTGATGATTCAATTGATGATCTAGTAAGTGATCAATTTAACCAAATAGCCCAGGATAATGATATTCGTTATTATAAAAAACCTAGAATAGGATCAAATTTAAATCCGGCAGAGGCCTGTGCCGAGGCTGTTCAGTGGACTTATGATAACATTATTTTAAAAGAACATAATCAAGATTTGGTTTTATTTCTTGACTCTGACATGTTTTTGGTTGACACATTCGGCCTTAAAGATTACCTAGAAGACAAGATTATTTGCGGTTGTCCTCAGATCAGAGGTCATGTTAAATACATTTGGAATGGCCTGATGTTTTTTAACATGCCAAAAATAATGTCAATTGACTCGAACATAAACTTCAATTGTGGCCATGTTGATGGACATTTAACGGATGTTGGTGGTAATACCTGGTATTATTTTGTTAAGAATAAAATTAAATTTACCGAAACCGATGTCCAGTATCCCACACATTTCAATGATATTGAATTACAAAATGAAGAAGTGACCAAGGGCTATAATTTTGAACTTCATTTAGACGGCAAATTTTTACATTATAGGGCCGCCACAAACTGGCATTCTAATTGGAGGGGATCTAGAGATCCTTTGAAGCAAAAAACAGAAACATTTAATAAAATTATTTCAAACATTTTGGCCAATGGATAGAAACAAATCAGTTTATAAACTTCATAATTTTGGTCCGGTCTATTACATAAACCTAGACGACCAACCAGAAAGACGGGAATTTATGGAGTCCCAGTTTAAGTATTGGGAAATAGAAAACTATACAAGGATTTCTGCTTATGATGGTAGGAATGATGATCTAGGAGACATTATTAAAGGCAAGTACCCTGATAATGTCACAACAGCCGAAATTGGGTGTCTGACGAGTCATCTAAAGGCCATTAAGTACTGGTATGATAATAGTGATAGTCCTTATGCGATTTTTATGGAGGATGATTGTCTAATTATTGCTAATTGCTGGAATTTTACTTGGCAGGAGTTTTTATCTAGAGTTCCCTACAATTTTGATGGATTGCAACTATCGTTAATAGTTACTGGGGACATTCATGTTACGATTCATAAACATCAAATGAATGAATTCTCCACTGCCTGTTATGCCATAACAAGACGATACGCCAAGAAACTAATTGATCTTCATTGTAGAGACGGTAAATATAAACTAGATCAAGATATAAGACCTCGTGCGGTGGCAGATGATCTAATCTATTCCGCAGGGATTACCTATTCCACTCCTCTATTTTTATATAATTTAAAATTAGGCTCTACTATACATGAGGACCATGTGGAAACTTTTCACAGAAACTCTTATGAGGGTCTTTATAATTTTTGGTCACAAAAAGGCTCCGAACTATCAGTGGAACAAATTACGAATTATAATCCCTATTTCAACAGCGTCATCGGGTCTTCTGGTCAGGGGGGTTGACATATCGACAGGGACGTGCTATCGTAGTGACTTCACCTGGTTCCTAAATACTTCCTCATTATGAATCAGGTGAATTAGAGCCGGAGATGTTGCCTTTAGAACAGGTAATGCCACAACATCAATCTGGATGTAGAGTTCAATTAAATTTAATGCTTTTTTCTAAAAAAATTCTAACGACTGTAGCCTGTGGTGCAATTGGGGCCACTATTTTTGCTCCTATTGAATCTCAGGCCATTTCTGTATCTCAATTTGTTGACCCATCAGTTAATACAAAAACCGAATGGGAAATTAAATTTGAGCAGAAGTTCCCTAATTATAAAATGCCATTGGCAAGTGTTTATCAAGGTCGAGCCAGTTTTTATGGGCCGGGGTTTTATTACAATCGAACCGCAAATGGTGAAATTTTCCTCCCTGGTAATTATACCGCTGCACATAAAACACTTCCGTTCGGAACTCGTGTACAAGTTACGAATTTGAATAATGGGAGATCAGTAACCGTAAGAATTAATGACAGAGGACCATTTGTTGGAGGGCGGATCATTGATCTTTCCGAAACAGCCGCAGATGCAATTGGGATGAAAAATTCCGGGGTTGCTCCTGTAAAGATCCAAATCCTAAATTAAGGCCATGGTCCCGACAGTAGAGGAAGTGCGTTTTGTTGAACCAAACTTTGAAGAAGTTTTTATTCAGAACCAAAACGCATTCAATAAGTACAATGGTCGAAGGAACAATTGTTCTAATACAGTAAGGAAATTTCTTTCCTTGCTAGGTATAAATACCGACAGAGTTACGGCCTGGGCCGACACGGTTCGTAACCTTGGCAAAATTATCTACAACCCTAATCAATTGCAAAAGGGTGATATTGTGGCCATGGGGATTCCCGGCGATACTTTTCATGTCGGTGTTTATTTTGGAGACGGGAAAGTTCTCCATCAATCGGCAATGAGGGGTTATAAGGTCGGAGTCTTCAATGACATTAATGCCTTTATTAATTATCATCGAGGATTTTATATCGTAAGACCCTTCATAAATACCCTGGAAAATCAATTTTTTGTTTTTCCAGAACTAGTCTAAAATTAAAGGGATCTAGTTAGGTGCTAACTCAGATTTAAATGACTCGACGCCTCCCGCTGCAGAAAGCGTACCCATTAGGTCGGCGCCCTTAAACGTTCACATTCATTATAGGAGAAATTAAAATGAACAAATTTGGTTTTACACAATTCAGCGAAGTTCTCAACGGAAGATTGGCGATGATTGGTCTGGTAGCTGCGCTCGGGGCCTATGCCATGACCGGGCAAATTATTCCAGGTGTGTTTTGAAATGGGTGAAGTTATTTTCACCGTGACAACAGTAGCATTTCTTGTGCTATTGTTCTATTCACGTAATAATCTCTCTGAGACTTATTGAATTCGGGGGGCCTCATGGCCCCTTTTTTCTAAATAGAACAACTAGAGTGAAAACATGGGTGGGTTTATTTCTGACTGCGGGAAATACGGTGTTTTTAGATTTGGAAAAAAACAGTGGATGGTTGTTTACCGTGGTCAACAATTAGATGTTTTTAATACTATTCCTCAATGTAGGAAGTGCATTAAAGAACATAGTGCCAATTTAGAAACTGTCACATCTAAACCGACTCCTAGTAAAAATACTGTTAAAATAAAACCACGTTCCAAGAGAACCAAATGATTTCAACAAAAGTTAGGCTACAGCTAGAGGAGATTTGTAATCGAATCGAAAATAAACAACACGTTTCTTTTCCTGATATGGTCTTGATTGAAAAATGGTCTAGGGCCAACCGATCAGTGTATGATATGCTCCAGAAGGCCCGCAGGAGGGCCATTCAGGGACCTGTAGAAGAAGGAAGTCTAGATGACTTCCTGGATCAAATGAATCTAGGAAATCCGGATCCTTCTAGCCATATTACTGGACAAAGTAGCATCGATGACCTGGCTGATTTTTTCAAAAACGACAATGACCATATGAGACGAGATTAATGTTTTTAACTCCTTATTACTCTGGTCTACTTTTTATCTTTTTCATCCTGGCCGCCATGATGCTTATTGATAAAAACGTGGCCGACTATTTTATTTTGGTTCTCAGGATTGCCAAAATAACCCTTGAACGTTATATTTGGATGATCCGCTTCCACCCTAAAAACCCAATCACAAATTTTATTATGAAAAGGCGATATGCTAAAATTGCAAAAGAACTCCACCAAGATCTGAATAATGGACGAAAAATTTGATTTATCATCCTTACAAACAAGGATTAATGACATCAAGAAAGATGGTCAGGAATCTGCCGATTTCACCATTGAATATCTTGAGTGTCTTATGAGGCGACATGATTTATGCCAGTCAATTCCGGATGATTATGAACTTGAAGGGGTTCCAGAAACAATTTTTGAATCCATTAGAAAGGAAGAGGTTCCGAGTAAAGAAGAAATTCTACTGATGGATACTGATACCCAGAACTTCTTTCTTTTTGAAATGATCTGGATCTGTGGAATGACGGCAATCGGGTATTATACTTCTGATGAGGAACTTGAAGAGGGTGAACCAGGAACATTAGATTCCATTTTGGCAATGTCAAGTGTTTCTCCGGGTCATTGGAGCGCCTGTTATTTGATTGCTGTCCTGGCCCTTCTTATGGCCAGGGTTCCGTCAGAAGACATGATCGCGGCTATTACTGATAATTTTTCAGACTCACCTGAACAAATTCAGACTAATATGAATCATTTTATTGAATTCTCGGCCTCGGTTCTTTTTAGACACACTGAGGATATTGTTTATCACGATGAGTAGTCTGGATCCAACGACCCCATGGTATGAATTCTTGAGTTATTGTGAGTGCTGTTATTCTTTAGGAGTTACTCCTTCAGTTTGGCGATTTGTTCGCTACAATCAATACTTCAAAAATGAATTCAAAGAAACAAAAACCTGAACAAGTTAGTCTAGAACTTCCTCCTTTCCACATTGCATTTCCAATAACCCTAAAATACAATGATCGAGGAGTAGAAAAGGTTTGTTACTTTTCTTGTAAGGAGCATTTACAATCCCACATCACAAGATACAAACTCAAAAAAGACCAAGTAACCATTACAAAAACCGGAGAACAAAATCATGGCACTAACTGAAAAAGTAGAAGACAAACTAAAAGAGGCCGAAGGGGTTCTTCGGGATTCTCTGTACTGGGCAGCCAAAAACGAAAAGCCTGGGACTATTCACACCATTTCCAAAATTATCAACGAGCTTGACTATCTGATTAAGATGGACAAGATTAATGATAAAATGGAGGACCTGATGAAAAAACAAGGCGGCGACATGTTTGGAGGCCCCTTTGGATGATTAATCACCTCACCGAATCCGAGCAAGAAGAGCTTATCGCCTTGAAAAGGGCCATTAACGACAATGTGTCCTCGGTCCATTATGATAAAATGGAACGCTTTACTGAATTGCTTGTCAAGACTCTCTCTGGCAAAGGGGCCGGTGAGATGTTTATGGATCCGACAAATTTCTAAATACTCTAAAAGAGTATAAAGAAATGAAAACATACGGCCAGTTTTTAGAACAGACTTCTATTGCCGATAGGCAACGTCTAGAGCGTGAACAAAGGCAGGCAATGCTAGACCAACAGGCCAAAGAGAGGGAAAAAGAAAGGGAAGACAGGGCGGCCCAACTAAAGGCCGAACAAGAAGAAAGAGAGGCCGAAAGAGAAAGAGTTCAAAAAGAGCGCGAAGATGCGGCTCTTAGACAAAAACTACAAAGACTAGAAAATCAATGAAATTTACCATTTATTCAAAACACGGTTGTCCATACTGTGATAAAATTAAGTCTGTGATGTTCACGTATAACTTTGAACATACTGTTTACACCCTTGACGAAGATTTTAGTCGTCAACAATTTATTGATAATTTTGGTCCGGGCTCAACTTTCCCACAAGTTATTCTCAATGATCAAAAACTCGGCGGGTGCGTCGATACGGTTAAATACTTAAGGGAGAATAATCTTGTTTAATGGAAGAAACTTTCTATGATGTTGAACGGGCCATAGATTTTGCCTTTAAAGAAAAGAAGTTTGTTATGAACTTTTATTCATACCTCAAGGTAAAAAATGCGCGAAGAATCGACGCCCAGGACTTTAAGACGAGTAATGTGGCAACAAATATAAGAACTCTGGCCGAAGAATTAAATTTGTATCTCCAAGGAGGTCAGTCCGAGGATGCCAAACAATTAAGGGAGGCTTATGGTCACTTATCAAAACCAGAGGCCAGAAAGATTATGAATTATATTTTAGGTTTTATTTCTGACTGTGATGTTTATATAAAAGAAAAGAATGCCAGAAAATCCAAACGGAAACCTAAATAGTAAAAGAAATCGGGGATTCGATTGGATGCTTGATTCAAAAAGTAATAATAAGCAGGAGGAACACTTTTTCAATTTTAACTTGCAGAAGTCTGTTTCTCTTTTCTCTAGAAGATTTCAGTTTTCTGTAAGTTTCACGGGAACAAAATCTATCGGAGAAAACAGATGTACTCAATAGCGATTTTCATTAGTGTTGTTTTAGTATTATTACTTTTTGTGGTCGGGGCGATTGTTGGTTGGATCGCTTCACATTATATGAACAATAAAGAACCAGACCAGCCTTTTATCCATCCCGAATTTCTAGATGCTTCCGGAAATATTTTACCAGACGAAATTATTGCACTAAGATTTACACCAAAACTTGACATACATGAGGACTATTTCGATGACACAGACTGCGACGGCGAAGAAGCCCAAGACTACACAAGTTGAACTACCATCTAATCCATTTCAACATGAGATTCTAGAACTGGCCTGTTCACAAAGAACCAAGGCCAAGAAAATTGAGGTTCTCCAAAAGTATCAAAATGATGCCTTGATTTCCCTTTTTATTTGGAATTATGATACTTCTGTGATTACTGCTTTACCAGAAGGTGATGTTCCATACTCAAGTAATCCAGATATTGCGCCGGGGAATGATTCTCTTTCAGAGGCAATTAAAAAGCAAATAGACGATAAAATGGTTGATGCTGTTGGTGGCAACATGAAAACCACTCTTAGAAATGAGTATGAAAAGTTTTATCTCTTCCTTAAAGGTGGCGATCTTACTCTAAGCTCTATTCGTAGAGAAACCATTTTTATTCAGATGTTAGAGGGGCTTCATCCAAAAGAGGCCGAGATTATGTGCCTCGTAAAGGACAAAAAACTGACCGATAGGTATAAATTACCATTCGATCTAATCCAAGAGGCCTATCCTTTCATCCGATGGGGTGGGAGGTCATGATGTGGTCAGAAGAGGAAATGCTAACATTACCCAAAAGATATAATTGCCAACTTCTTTTTGCCAATGCCACAATGGCCCAGGCCAAGGATAGAAGCCTTCCTAAGGATGCTTATCTTGTTTTTTATGAAAATGAACAGGGCTCGGTTGTGATGGACGTTTGTAGATGCAGCAAACGGGCCAGTTTATTTGATCTTTATTATGACAAATTCCGGAACGTAAAAGACATTCGTTTTGGTTATGGTAATGTGAACCCTAAACTCTGGGGAGAACAGGATAAAAAAGAAAAGAGAAGGAGGAATTCTTAAATGTCCGCTGGTTTTGGTGAGGGTAATAAACTCAAACTATCAATAAATAAACAAGAAATTAACAACATTATCAAAAAGTATAAAAAGGCAAAGAAAATTATGAAATCAAATCTTTATCAGGTTCAGGTTATGGATGAAACCGAGACTTATATTTCGGGTCTTATTCAAGAGGCCGAGGCGGATCCTCCCA